AGCAGAAAGGCTCACGCTTGTACCAGAGACGTAGTATGCGCTTGAGCTAGGAATAGCAGCCTGGAAAAGACCAAACACACGCTGGTTGACAGCAGCATCCATACGCTGGATAGCAAGATCCACCAGAGTAGCTGAAGTCTCAGCAAAGTTGGTCTCCATCTTCTCTTCGAACTCAGTCACATGGAAACCAACCGTGTCACGGGTAATCTCCATAACGTCAGCGTTCAGAGTTGAAGCCTCAATATGACCACCACGGGCGACCCAGAAAGCCTTGAGACCACGAACTTCCTTCACGAAAGAACGACCGTCAAATGGGAGGTTCTCGACCTCAGCCATGATTGACAGAAGATTCTCGTGCTGGAAACCCTCGTAAATTGTCTCAGTCATCTCCTGAGCACGCTCACGACGCCACTGAGGATCATCGAACTTATCGCGAGCCTCAGCGTTGAGCTGAGCAACCTTCTGACGGAGGGCGTCAAGTTCTGGATTAGATTCTTTACCAAAAAGTTTGATGCTAGACATTGTTAACCCCCCTTTCAGAAGTTCACACGGGCCTCAACCTCGCCGGTTGAAGCATTGACAGCGGTTACAATAAGCCAAGCGTTTGCCTCTGTAGCGGTCTCAGCCCAGTAACCGGCAGTACCATTGCCAGTGCCAGGGGTAAGATAATCGCCAACAGCAACAGTGGGAGTGGCACCAAGGCCAGCAACCATCACTCGGGCTGTAGGATAGTTTGAACGGGTCAGGAAGCTGGTTGCAGTTGTATTTTTGAAAGCAACCTTGACATCATCACCATTCACGACCTGGACAGCCTCACCAGCAGGTGCGGTGTCAAAGTCAGAGTAGGTGTAAAGGTAAGGATCCTGACCAATGGGCTGAATGTGCTCATAGACCAGAATACCGCCCTTACCTGGCTTCGGCTTAGCCTGAGCGCCAGTAGCAAGCTGAACACCTAGACGGCCAGTAGATGAATCCTCTTCACCACTCAGTACCACAGGAGCACCAATGGGAAGATCATCTGAACCATCAAGGTAGTAACGGCCTGCACGGTTGCCACCCTTGGGGGTGACTCGGAATGAAAAATTACGACCATATGACATTGTTATTCCCTCCTTTCAGATCACAGGTAACGAACGTCAACACCGTGGTTACGGGCAGCAAAAACGCTAGCTGCAACAGAACCACCGTGGTCTTCATTGCGGACATTGGACATAGCAGTCTCGGCTGGAACCTCTGCAGCCTCCTCAACCTCATCAGTTGCCTGACGGGAAGAAGCGGAAACAGCTTTCCAATCCTCAATAACTGCGTCAAACGCCTCATCCTCCATCGCTACCCAGCGATCTAGGTTGGCGTCAATGTAATCGTCACCGAACGGTGCGGCAGCCTTAACTGCATCACGGCGCTCAGAGCGACGAAGTTCAACAAGTGCAGCCTGCTCAGCGGCAGCAGCCTCGGCCTCAAGATAGGCAACCAGCTCATCATGCTTACGCTCAGCTTCAGCAACACGGATTTCTGCTTTGTCAAGATCTGCCTGTAGTTCGGCAATCTGACCCTCCACCTCAGGACGAGCCTGAGAAGTACGGAGTTCGTCAATCTCAGATTGTAGCTCTGCGACCTTGGCTTCAGCCGCGGCCTGAAGAGGGGCAACAGCCTCTGTTACAGCAGCAGTAAACTCATCTTCGGTATAAGTCTTCATGTCACCCCCTCCAATGGAGTAATTAGAATTGTCTTGTGTATCATCATGATCATGATCAATGCCCTCATTACAAAAAGGACAATTATCTTCATCATGCTCAGCGCTTTCAGGCTTCTGCTCTAACAGTAGATCATGGAACTCTTTTAGAATCATAATAAACCTTTCACGCCTGATGAAATAACGTCTTACTGTTATTTTAATTAAAGCAATTTAGGAATATTTAAAATTGCTTTAGAAGCAAGATGGCTTGCGGAGGCAACATTATCATCATCTTTTTCAGCTGTAAAAGCAATAATTTCAAACATTAAAGCTTCCCACTGCTTCGGATCTAGATGAGGAGAACCTTCAGAAACCTGCTTATAAACTCTATCAAGTTCCTCATCTGAAAAAGCGGCAACCTCATCAATTGAAGCATTTTTCCAACCAGGACGATCAGGTGGAAGAATTAACCCACCAGCAAGAAAATGTGGATTATTCAATTGTCTATATGACTCTCTTGACTTGATGTGCTCACAATACTCGGAAGACATTGGGCCACCATACTTGAATGTTTCACCACATCCCATAGGACCAGCACAAGTAACTGACTCAGCAATGCACTCCATGCTCTGATGTAGAGCGCCAATATCATAAGCCTTTTGAACCATTGCTAACTCATCTGGAAAATAGTACTTCCAGAGAACCGAAGCAGTCTCAATATATGCATTCATTTCCTGCTCAACTGGATACATCATCTCCGAAGCAACATATGTTCCAACAATATGATTCTGACGATGACCCATATTCATGGGGGCATATTCAATGCTGGGCTTAGACATTTTCAGATCTTCAAGTGACCAATACTGACCATTTGAATTAGCGTTATCAGCCTCAACATATTTGCCAATAATCCATTTAAACGCAGGATTCTGATTAATGAATTCAGAAGCCCAATGAGCCGCCATATCTCTTTCGGCATTAATTAACTCAACTGGTCCAGTAAAATAAAATGAATTTGAATTCTCTGTAAGAATAGTCATATTAATCACCTAGAATGTAAACGGTTTCTGTATTCAAGAATCAAGATTGTGGATTTGCTATGAACGAATCAGGATTCGTGCCACCAAAAGAACCGCTGCCATTAGGTGTAACATTTCCGGTTGGATTCGCTGGATTCACAGGATTCGGAGAGGAGAAAGGAACATTAACAGGAGAGAAGATCTCATCATATCTCTCAGCTTCCCTAGCCCTCTTAATAGCTTCCTCGTCCTCCATGATATCCAGCTCTGCAAGAATTGTTTCCCTAGAAATATCTCCACGATCCCTAAGCTGCTGCAAGAAGTTCGCAATGTTCGGATCGAAATCAAGAGCAATTCTTCGAGGATAAAACTGCATCTTAGGTTCACTTAAAAGCTGATCATTCTTCATCCACATCGGTCTAAACAGCTTCATCATGAAAGAATCACGAATCTGATCGCGACGGGCTTCCATAGAAGAAGCGATAACCTTAAGAAGCTTCATTGAATCATCAGTCGCCGTACCAGCAGCATAGTTACCAGTGGAAAGAATCTGATACATTCTAGCAGTAATTCTAGAATCAATACCATTGTATCGTTCAGGGGCGAGAGTTTTATCCATCTTTGGAGTAATGATCTCAATATTTAAACGATGGTCACCAACAATAATTGGAACCCTTGAAGTCATCTGAACTTGAGAACTGAGCTGTTCCAGCTCCTGCGGACGAGCTGGATGATCCTTGTCGCCCTTCTTAATGAGAATAATGGCATTAGTTGTTCCAAGAATCGAAGAGCGGTCCATCTCTCTGAGAAGATTTTTCATATCAAGAAGCTCGAAAATCGACTCCATTCGAACAGCAGCAAATCTCTGATACTGAGGTCTGGTCGCAGTAATTCTCCAAACATTTTCCGGTCGAAGAAGATACATTCTGCTTTCAATATTTGACTGTCCAGTAAGCTCCATTAAATAACGAAGTTCGTCTCTACCAGATTCGTAATCTGGACCCTCGTTCCAAGGCTGATACTTTCTTTCAATAAGCTGATCAACAATCAGATCAGAAGTGTTGTAGCCAGCTAAAGTATCAAACTCTTGAGCTTCTTGCCTATCAGCTAAATAAACGAGTCTTTCTTGGTTGAACATGAAGTTTCCAACAGGAATAACCTTCATGGGATCAAGATAAGAAATGCCGACAGGAACAATAAGATCCTTGAACTCCCTCTTTCTACCCTTGCCCTTAACTTTGTAAGATTTTCTCTTATAAAGAACAGCTGGGTAAGCTTGAGAAATAGTGAAGATCTCTCTCCAGCATTCCCTTAATCTCTCAGGAAGATCTAGCTCATCAACAATCTGAGACCAAACATTTTGCTCATCTTCGTTTTCGCACTCCATAGCGATACGCTTAAAAGCGAGCTGCTCAGTAGTTTCAACTACGTTAGATACTGCATCATCATGCTCAACTGCCTGAAGTGCAATCTGAAACTTCTCGAAAACATTCGAAGGACTAACATAGCGATCTCTGTCAAATATTGTTCTACGACGAGAAGCGGTCTGATTTCCCATAGCCCAACGACGTAGGGCAGCCACCTCTGGCATAGACTCAATTTGATTCTTTATATCAGAAATTGGAACATCTGTTTCATTAATGAATGAAACACCAAACTCTGGATCATATTCTAGCTCTGAACCCTCAGCCATTTTTAACCTTTCGACATTTCCCACTCTGAAGCAGAAATAGAAGCTACTCTAGACCAAACCTTAAATTGAAACTCATTTTCCTTCAGAAAAGGAACTATTTCATCAAACTTAAATTCAGTTAGTTGCCTATTCTTAGAAGAACCAATCAGATTATTCATATAAGTTGCACGAGCAGAAAAAGCAGATAGTTTTCTTAAAATAATATTAGCATCATTAAGATTTACAAAATCTGCCATTTCCCTAAGAAATCCTAAAAGTTCTTCTCTCCAAGCTTTAACAACTTCCTCAGATGAATTTTTATCCACTTTCTACTCCAAGTTTTATCGTCAGCAATGCCCGAAAAATCAATACTTGACTGTACGGCATCAGACAACCTGGGTGAACTCATTATCAGACATTTATATGGCTGAACCAGATAAACGCACCAATCTCCGTTATAGTAAAAGATATACGAAACCCAATTAGTGAAACAGGAATCGCAAACAAAGAATTTGATTCCAGAATTTCCACCGCGGCGAACCGGGTTGCTGTCACCACAATCAAAGCATTTAATGCTAGAGAAAGAGCATGGGGGGCGGATCCCACGAATTCTTGTGGCCATCAATGAATTCATTAATAGTTTGCTGCTGGAAAGCGAGAGCTGCCATGCGGCACGCATCAAGCGTGTGGAAGCTGCCAGTACTGAAAATACGTTTTCTTCCATACGAGTCCATAGCAGCTTTCGCATAAGACCAAGTTTGACCTTGAAACTCAGAGATGATTGACTTATCATAAGGAAGTATGATAGTTTGTTCATCCACCATACTCCTTAGTATATCAGTACTCCACTCTAAAACATTACGGTGAATTGCTGCTTCTTTGTATCCATCAGGAGATAATTCGTCTATCTGAACAGAATCATCAAATTCTGCAATTATCTTTTCAGAAAAGTTGTATCCCTTAATTCTTGAAGTTAAAGACTTCAAATTTGGATCTTCTCTAGTTGCCTTCTGAACATAATCAAAAAGCGGTAAACCTGCGCCAGTTGAGTCAAGCGCAAAAGCCATAGGTCTATAAATGTCAAGAAGATGCAAGATAGCCGCAGCCTGATCTGGCGCAGAAATTTTCTTCAAAAGAATTCTTGCAAGCAACTTCAAACAAGTCTTGCCTTTTCTAGTTTTTGTATCTTCAGCAAAGATAACAATTGAAGTTGGCGCGATGGTCCAACCCAAGTCCATTCCAATCCAAAATCTTTTATAAGATCTGTGATTTGCTGGCAAATCTAAAAGAGGAATTATTGATCCATAATCTCTAACAGCAGCTTCATCTATCTCTAAAGAAGTGTATTCGAATTCATTATAGTTGCTTCCAGTATCAACATCTGTTGCAGCCATCAATCTATACAAAACAAAAATTGGACTATTTTGATCCCCGGGCAAACCTAAAATATTCCTACGATAATCAATAGAATCTACGTGACCACCGTATTCTTGAATTTTTTGCTCTCGTTCCTCATTAGTCCAGTTTGGACGAAACATTGCAGGAAGAGCATGGACTTTCCAACCGCTATCTGGCTGACATCTCTCATCGAAACCGCCCCCGACACCCCTAGTCACACCATGCGCTCTCCATCTAGCTTTAGGATTCTGAATCTTTACAGTTTCAATAATTTCAGCCCAAGCCTGTTCGGGGAAATCGCTGGCCTCATCTTGTTCAAGCCACAAAGGGTGGGTTCCCTTCAGTCCTTTACCGTCTCTCTGTGGAATACGGCCAATGATTCTTCCACCATTGACAAAGTTGATCATGAATGGTCGATGCTTGATTCCTCCACGACCCTTCGCAATCATCTCTTTAGCCAAACGGTTATTTGTATAAAGGCTCTCAATATTGTCGGTTACAGCATCAAGGTGAATTCCTTCTGGGGCTGTAATAACCATTTCTTCACCAGGGCAAACAAACGGGAAAGCAAAAGCTCTAAACTTGATTGAAAGAGATTTACCAACAGACCTACTTCCCCTATCTATCTGCTTTTGATCAGTGCAACGCCACCAAAACCACTGAACAGGCCAAGCTCTAAAAATATTATCATCTTGAGTCTCGTCAAGGTATGAGAACTCAGCCAAATCTAAACCAGACTCATCTTGCAAAATAGAGTATAAATAGCATTCTTCTTCTGAAAGATTCTCGTAAACACCCATTTTATCCCCAAACCTTTTTATACCAAGTTGTAGCAGTTTCAGGATTTTTAATTAAAAAATCATTGATACTTTGAAGAACTTTAAAACTTCTATACTCTAAAAAATATGAAGGATGCTTTCGAAAAGCAGTAGCAATTTTTTCCATTGTTTCAATGGATGGATCATCCGCCCCAGTCAACAATCTCTGAACATGAGACTTGCTTAATCCTGTTTTAGCGTTAATAGCACGAACCGATCTCTGCCCAACCAGATTTTTGAACGCAATACAAAATTCTGAATCAGAATAGTCTCTCTCAAGTATTCGATTTAATTTCTCTATCCCATCAGACTTATTTAAACTTGGCCTCTTGCCAGGAGTAGAAATTTTTCTCTCTGATTTTAAAATATCTCCAAGAACTTTAATAAAAGTATCATCATCTGATATTGCATTATTCCAATCAGGATCATCTATTAGAGGATAAGACTTCTTGATTGACTGATATCTCTTATCCCAGGACTGCTTCTTTGCCATCACAGATCACGAATCCAAGTAGCCTGATTTTTTCTCAGAGCAGCATCAATAGTTTCAAATTCTTCAAACTTAGACTTAAACCATGTAACTATATCTTCTACATTCGCCTTAAATTCCTTTCTCTCTGCATCAGAAGAATTTTCATAAAGAGTAATCAAGGCACGAGCTTCCATCAAAATCTCTATAGCTTTTGCGGATTGATTGTTTCTAGAAATGCCAAACTCTTTAGCTCTGATTCCAAGCATCTGAATGTATTCAGCAACTGAGTCGCCCTTATCCTTGTCTCTGGTGCTCTTGTCGATACCAAGATCTTTTTTAATTCCACGAATCTCTCTGGAATAAGTTTCAATTGATTTTTGAACTTCAGTTGGATTTACTTTTCTGCCAAAATAATCTTCTTCTGCAAGAATCCAAATGCCCCAGCGATAACACATTAATTCCATGATAAGAATTCTGTCTAATTCAAGGATATCTGAAACATTTTTGAACTTGTTGTCCTGAAGATATCTTTGATGAACTTGATCGTAATAATCTGCTTCTGACTGATTCATCACCGTTATGGTTGCACCAGATGGAGTGGTTACCTCAACACCATTCGCAGTATCACCATCTGCGCTATCTATTATTTGACTAATATCAAAATCATCAAAATCATCAGACATATAAAATCCTACGGAATCTTTGTCCCAAAATTAAGGGACAGAATTGTAAACTTGATCCTTGATCCAAGCATAAGTCTTAGCTAAGCCAACCTCAAGTGATTGAGTCGGCTTCCACCCAAGAATTTCATCAATCAAATCATTATTGCTGTTTCTTCCCCTGACACCCTGTGGTGCATCAAGATTGTAAACTCTATTCAATTTAATTCCAGCAATATTCTCAACCATTGAAACAAGTTGATTGATCGAAACAAGCTCACTGCTTCCAAGATTTAGAGGCTTATCATAGCCAACAGAAACCATTTTTTCTATCCCATCAAGACATTCATCTACATACAGAAATGATCTTGTCTGGTTTCCGTCACCCCAAATTTCAATCTCAAGATCTCCAGTCAATGAAGCCTGAGCAACTTTTCTACAAATAGCAGCAGGAGCCTTTTCTCTTCCCCCATCAAAAGTCCCATTTGGTCCAAAAATATTGTGAAATCTAGCGATAACAGTTTTTATATTCTTTTCCTGTCTGTAAAACATTGCTATTTCTTCGCCAAAAAGTTTTTCTAAACCATAACCAGGTTCAGGATCCGCTGGCCAAGCATCAGACTCTTTTAAGGAAACATCTTCTACCGACTGTAGAGAATCGTTGTAAACACAAGCTGAGGAAGCATAAAAGAATGTGTCAATATCGTTAGACTCTGAAGCTTTCAGAATGTTGATAGTTATAAGAGCAGACTCCATGCAGTCAACTCTGTGACTTGAAATAAAGCCCATGCCGCCCATATCTGCAGCCAGATTATAAACTTGATCACATTCATTTGTTGCAATTAAGCAATTGCCATAAGACTTAAGGTCGAGATTAAACAAATTATTAGATCTATTGTCTACCTGATACCAGTCAGAAGCGGGCTTGATATCTGCAGCAACGACATCAAAACCGTTGTTCAGCAATCTTTTAACCAAATGCCCGCCAATGAATCCGCCAGCCCCAGCGACCAATGCTTTCATCAAATTCTCCTAGCCACAAAAATATCTTTTTGTTCATGCACTTCGATATTGAAACGATATTTATCGCCAAGATCTCTAATTTCATTTAAATAAGGATATCCGGCTTCTGAACCAAAAAGTCTTAAATCATCAACAATGACAATATGATTGTATGCTGCTTTAAAAATTGCCACAATCTCGTCTACAACTGGAGTTTCGCTTGGTGGCCTTAACCCATCTTCACGGTTGACGTTGTGCGCATCCAAAAACCATACAGCATCCTCGTCAACATTATGGACAATCAAATCAATCCATTCAGAAGAATCTCCATGAATTAATTTAATGTTATCAACATTCCAAAATCTTTCAATACAAGACCTGTAAAGGTCATTCATATATTCAACAGTGATTACAGAATCAAAAAAATTTGAAGCCCAAATTGATGTGTTGCCAACAGCAGTTCCGGTTTCAACAAAAATTTTTCTATCAGATTTGCAGTCTAAAACAAATTTATAAAAATTTTCTTCACTTAACATTTCTAACCTTTGGCGTTAAACGATTTAAAATATAGTCATGATTTGAATCTATCAATCTTGAAGAAACTCTCCAATCTGAAATTGGATTATTGCTCGTATAATCATATAGAATTTTGTCTACAAAAACATGCTGATCTGCAAGTTCCAATGCGGGCATCATCATTGCAGTATCAGTACATGTCATGAACCAATTACCATTTTGATCTTTGAAATCTATTTCAGGATTCATTTGTAGAAAAAGTTTATATTTAAATGTTCTCAAATGATTGAAATAAATTCCGCCACCATTAGAAGCGAACTTTCTATAGCTTTTATTTAATATAACATCTCTAGGGTAAGCTCTTGGAGTGGGACAGGTTGAAGAAGCTGGAACTGATCGGTAGGATCCATAAGTTAATTCAACTTTATTATTTGCTTCATAAATACTATTGATATAACTTAAAACTTCAGAATTGGAAAATTTATCATCACCATCCAAAAATACAATTACATCTTCTGGATCTTTACAAATTTTTTTGATAGCAAATGTTTGATTGTGCATGGCCCCCATTCGATCAGTCATTCTTGCTGAAGACCAACCATACTCCTTTGAGTATTGCGATATGATATCCCACTGTTCGCCAGCTTCACTATCATCATCAACTATGCATACATTATAATTTTCATAATCTTGATTTACTATTGACTTTAAACAAGCCTCAATAAGATTTGGGCATTTATAAGCTGCAACAATAATTTTAAAATTCACGCTTCCCCCTCTCTGGCTCTAGAAACGCCAGAAAAAATTCCACCATAAATATGATCTGGATATGGATGTGGAATAATTGTTAGCTCAAAAAAAGCTCCAAGATATCTAACCCAGTCGCCCCATCGAGGGTCATATCCATGAAACTCTCCAGTTATTTTATTTATTTTACGTAAGGATTCTGGAGATGCGCTAAGAATTGCTTCAACCTCCGCACCTTCAATATCTATTTTCATAAGATCAACTTTTGAAAATTGATCTAAAAGCTGGTCAAAAGAAATTGAATCAACCGAAACTGAATTGACTCCAGAGCTAACAGAAGTCCCACCACAATCTGGAACAACTTCAACACCGTCAGAATGTGACCAAACAGCCTTATTTATAATTCTAATATTATCTATATTTAAACAATTCTTTTGAAGAACAGAAAAATTATCTGGCTCAGGTTCAACAGTTGTTACTGAGCAACTTGGAAACAGTCTGGAAATCTGAACAGCGAACGCCCCAATATTTCCACCAATATCTAAAACCGTTTCAATATCGCTCAATGATGACAATCCATAAACATCGTGTAAAAAGATTTCATTCAAAACAAATTCATCAGATGTTGAAGGGCGAAACCAGAGTCCGCTATTTTCGTCAAGCTCTAACATAGAAAGCATCTCCCCAGCCAAATTGAGTTATCTCAGTTATAACTCTTTGAAAATCCTTTAGATAAATATCTAAGTCGGAAATTAGACAACAGTTTTCATATAAAGATTTTTTATTAACTTCTGTATAAATGTATGTAACTTGATCAAGAGCTTGACCCATGCCGATTAAACCCAAAAGTTCTGCACCCTGAATGTCAAGATTTACAAAATTAAAATTGGGTATATTAAATTCCTCAATTAAACTATCAATTCTTCTCATAGTAAATTGATTTTCAGAAACATAATAAACTTCAGGATGCTCAACTAAATGAGTTCCCAATTCAAGAATTGAACTTGACTGGCCATTATTTGCTTCATGGAAAGTAACAATCTTTCCATCTTCGTCGCCAACAACCGCTTCAACAACAAGATGGTTTGAGGGAACTAGCTTCCTTATTTTTTCAGATCTTGAACGATCGGCCTCTACCCAGGTCACATGATCAATGCCGTTTGACGAATATATATCCAGTTCTTCTGCAAGGTGTCCACCAACATGTAAAACTCCGGTTATTTCTGAATTTATATATGTTTTTAAATCATTCCAATTAATGAGCATCTATCTCAACCCAACTTTCCGGAATCATGTTTCTCCAAGGAATAGATGAAACAGCTGGATCTGAGCCAAACCAGACTGAAGGGTAGATAACAGTTCCATCAGCGGAAAGAAATGCGCCCCACCATGAAAAAGTGGAGTTAGCAATAATATGATTTTTGCACTTACTCATAGCAAAAAGATCAAGCCAATCTGATGGCTCACCAAATCTTTCAGAAACCTCAACTGGTCTAGGTGTTCCGTTGAAAAACACCATCTTTCCTTCTTCGATCAAATTAGATGTAAAATCGTTTTGTCTATACATATTACGTATTCTTTTAATATTATCAGAAAATACATAAAAAACTGTTTCTGGATTTGATTCCAGAATGGTTACTATCGAAGAAATATAGTATTGATTTGAAGGAATTGGAAAATGATTAGGATACTTTAGATAATCTCCTAGACGATGATGAATAGAACATCCATAGTTTTCCATGTTGTTGACATCATTAATATTTCCAATATAATTCTCTAGCTCTGATCGCGCATAATCTGACGGCTGAAACATATTCCATACATCAGAAGAATAATCTGACCAATACCTCAACTCTTGATAATATTCAGTTCCACCATCTATTGAATTTTCAGAAGCATCCCTAAATAAAGAATCTGGAACAGAAAAATACTTTCTATACTCCCAAGATGGAATGATGGTTGGATCACCATTGTTGCTTAACGCCTGACCGTAAGTCCATGCAATTTGGAAAAGCTGATTTCCGAGTCTTCCAACTTTCTCAAGATTTTTAAAACTATATTCGCTCATCTTTCCACCCATATTTTTTTCTATATTTGCGATCAAACAGTTTTCTATTTTTTAATTCAAATGAATTACCAAAATCTGCATCTTTCCTAGGATGCCATAAATGAGCAACATAAGAACCACATCTAATGTGCTTAGAAATTTCGTTGTCTAATTTAATTCTAAATGCAACGTCTTCCCATCCCCATCCTTCAAATTCTTCATCGTAGCCACCAAGACGAGAATACATTTCTCTAGTTAGAATCAGAGCGCCGGCCCAAGATAGGATCTTGAAATCGTATTTAAAATTTGATTCATCAAGATCGGCAGCATCAATATTGTCAATAATATAATTACTATATTCTTTAGTTAAATTATAGTAGTCATTATATGGGATGACCCATGTATTTTTTGATTTTACTAAATTTATACCTTCGATGATTGAAGTAGCTGGAACAATAGTATCAGCATCTAAAATACATATGATTTCATTGGAGGATTTATTAAAAGCATTATTTCTGGCTTTAGAACGATTGAAAACATTTCCATTATCGCCACCAATGCAAATCTCCGCATCTGGAAAAGAAGATGTCAAATAAGAAATATTATATTTATAAGATCTTTCACGAAAGATATCACCATCATTCCAAGGAATTAAAAAAGAGATCATCTATATTTTGCCCTGATCGAATTATAAGCCTTATTTAAAATCTTTGGATCATTCTTATTTCTGGAATTTGGCTCATTTGCAACTTCATAAATTGCAGAACTGACTGAAACACTGGAGCAGCCGGAAAGAAAACATCTTATCCAAAGATCCCAATCTTCAAAAGCATCAAGTTCATGAAACCCGCCAGCATCCAAAAATGTCTGACGATGAACAACGGTTCCAATAATCAAATAATTTGAAACAAAAATATTTTTCTTTGGTATAACAATTGGATTCTCGTCCGAACGAAAAGTTTTAGTGGCTGGCTGGAACAAAACTTTTGAAGAAAAGTTCGAATCTCGAATCGCCTGATTCATTGAATAGATAAAATTTTTATCTAAAAAATCGTCAGCATCTAAAAAGCAGAGAAAATCTTTAGTGGCATTACTAGCTCCAGAATTTCTCGCTTCAGCAAGAGTCCCGTTAGGTAGATGCACATAAACATGCTCAGGAATCAGAGACTGCTGAGAGACAGAAAAATTTGCTCTTGAGTCTGCTTTGCTCTTCCATGCGTCAGATCCAAATGTGCCAATAATTACAGATATATTATTGTCCATCATTGCCTCTATAAATATTTGGAATATGTCTATTGTAATCTATGAGAGTTGGCTTTTTTATAATAGAAGCAATATGCTGCGAACTATGTCCGACTGAAAAAGTCGAATATCTCTCATACTTATTTTGAACATCATCTGGATCAGCATATCCGACATGCAGTATTTCTAAATGATTAGAAACAACATTTGATTTTACATAAGTTGGATATGGAGGACAGCCCATCTTTTTATTTGGAAATACTCCACCAGGCATATACCTAAAAAATCTTGGCGCCATATTCTTATTCCAAAAGCCGTCAACTCTTATCTTTGGTGGATCAAGATTCCAAAGTTCTGGAATTGGAATGTTTACGCCAACATCAGTAGTTTTAGTTAAATCAATTAAATCATCTCTTGGATGATCAGCAATAATGAACTCATCTGCATCAACAGACAAAATCCAATCATCGGTTGATGGCATCAATCTTTCTTCAAGTTGATTCCAAGCAAACTGGCGAAATTGTGATTCATCCTCCAAGAAAGATGGAACCTCACAGGGACGACTTTCAACTCTGGCAAATCGTGAAGCAATATCAACAGTAGAGTCAGTTGAATGATCATCAACAATGATGATATCATCTACATACCATGAAAGATGTTTCAGAACTGATTCAAGGTATCTATTAGACTCGTTCTTGACGATCATCAAAGCAAAGATATTAGTCATGATCTATTCCATGAGCTTCACAAAAATCTACAAAAATTTTCTTAGCTTCACCCATCTTTGAATCGACAGAAGATCCAACTGGAGAAGACTTATGCCAGTGATGAATCATCTCTGCTTCACCAAGATACCAAACATCGTAGCCGTGAGCATAGGCATGATATGCGCAGCCTGTCTCTTCATAGTAGTGCTGCGTTGGAAGAAATGCGCCTATAACATCAGGGAACTGGGATCTATAGATCTCGCAGTTGGTCAAATTAGACCAAAGATCTCTTCTAATAAAGAAAGCCGATCCTGAAACAGTGACAGCTTTTCTATTAAATCTCATTGCCTCAATGTCTGAGGATCTCCAACCATGATGCTTAGGTTTAGATAGAGAACCAAAGATTCCGGCGTGGGTAACTTTTTTATTTTCGTCAAATTGAAGTGGCCCAACTATACCTACAGTTGGATTTTCTTCCATGAAGTTTACACAATAGTCAATACAAGTATCATTAATAAATCTAGTATCAGCATTAAAAAATGCTAAATAATCTGACTGAGATGTGTAGGCGGCGTAGTTGCACGCTAAAGCATAACCAAGATTCCAGTCGGTTCGTACTGCAGAAACACAATCCTCCGGAAAGTTCAGAGAATCAAATTCGTCAGTAGAGTCTACGTCAATAATCGTCAAGTGAGAATCTATTGAAGGTTTATTGTCTAAATAAGAATCAATAAACTCTTGTAGCAGATGATATGTTCTATAGTTGATAACCACTAATTCGATATTCAAAATCCGGCCCTCTTATCGGTGACATTTAAAAACTTTTCACCCATTACATGTTTATTAGTTACTCGTCCATCCCAAATAAACTTGCCGCCAGCATTTTTAACATTCAATGACCATCCAAGATCTTCACCATTTCTATGGAATGAATAATCAATATTGTATGCTTCTGGTTTCATTAATTTAGCAGCCATAACAATATCAACAGTTGCAATATCATCAGTGTTTGTTCTAGAGAATCTTGTGAAAGATAAATCTCTCCAAATTCCCATACTTGGATGAACTAAAGAAGTTGGACTCATAAAACATTTCAAACCAACCGCCCAAGCTGATGGATGGTTATCCAAAGCATCTAGAGCTGAAACTATAGAATTTGGGGCAAGTAAGATATCTGAATCTAGGCTTAGAAATAGATCTGGATTTCTTTCTCTTACGCAATTCAAGAGAACATTTCGTAAATATACCATATGTTCATATCTTGAATGATTCCATCTTCTAATATCGTTTCTTGAATCTTCAGAAACAACTCTTGTTGTGGCATTTGGGATAGAGGAAAGAAGATCTATGTCTTCTTCATTTCCGCTTCCAGTAACAAAAATAAAAGAAGGTTCAATATTAGCTTCAGAAAAAGCTGCATAAATATGATCAAGCCATCTATCTAAAATCCAGCCACGATCAGAGAAAGGGCATCCAATAACAATATTCATAGCTTGACCAAACGGTAGGAAAGACAAACTCTTCTATCGTTATGTGAAGAGTATGGTTCTGCGTTTTCTAAAATGTCTGCGGATTTTGTTATCTTTACTTCAACACAATTACCCATAAATTTAGTAACTTTGCCACAATAAAAAGTTTGTGTTTGTGCAACATTGGCTATGCCAATAACATCGTCTCCAATGTCTATATTAAAACCAAAAGCATCAATCATTTTTAATATCCGTATAAATGACATTTATAGCAATCATACAGAAAACTATTTCTAAACCAAGATTTGGATAGGCGCCACGATTCCAAGCATTCAAAGCCAGAAAAGACGCACCAGTTAAATTCAGGATAGCATTTAAAGGTTTGTTAGCTGGCCAATGGCCTATTGAAGCTTTGAAATAAGCAAGCAATATTAGTATTGCGCCAATCCAACCTAAAATGTCAAACATATCCAGCTTCGCCCATTAAATCCATAAACTCTGGAACAGGCATAATAACAAACCAATCTTCTGGATTTGGTTTGCCCTTTGGTCGAACAACGATATGCCCAGTTGCAGCTTTTGCATTATGTATCTCTACATCAAGCTCTTTTAGCCACTGAGGAATCTTTAAAGAAGCTCCGCTCTTAACTTCGACAACAACATTCCAAGAGCCGTCTGCTGCATTCCAGCCAGCTATATCTCCCTTGTCGAAAACCCCATTTAGATGGCGTCTTTCTGCATTTGGGACACCGTTAGATTTTAGATAATCTACATACTTAATTTCGGTTTCCGCACCCTTACGTTTAGCTGTTGAAGTTTTCATTCTTCCTCTTCAAGTAAAGATTCTATTTCTCTTTTAACTTCAAGCAATTTGAAGGTTGTGGCTTTGTTTTTATTTTCTACATCAATATCAATTTTTGATAAAATCAAATTGAATTCAATTTTAACGCAAGCTCCATCGTCGTGCATTGATAATGCATCTGGAAGCCAGTCATCAACTGTATCGTACATTACAGCAGTTGCTCTTTTGATTCTATCAGCTAGAGCTTTTCTTTGATCTGAAGTCATTGACTCATAAATTTCGTGAGAACGTTGAGTTTTCTTAAATTCCACAAACCTAGCTTCCCACAACATTGAAGGAGAAATTACGTCAAGTGAAATATTTATATCAAAATCTTCGATTACAAAGTTTTCCACCCACCAATTTTATAATGGACGGAAGTTCACTAAACTTAATCTTCGTCTTCCCAGTTGATTAAATCATCTTTGAAAGATTCTAAACCAATTTCAAATTCAGTTGGAGCAATCTGCTTAAACTCTTGGGTTTCAGCATGAACTTCAGGATTAATTATCCTATCGCTCCAAGCGATATCAGATAGTTGAAAGATTCCAGTAATATATATGGTTGACTTTTCCGGATCTTTAACTATGTCTTCTAGATTGATATCATCTGGATTGTCAATATCGTTTGATGATGGAACTACCCCAACATCAACATTTGCCATATATAAACCCAGGTTACTTAGCCTAGTTTCAATTTCGCTGATAATTGGCTCAAACATTGGTTCCATGCGATGATAGTATCGAATGGGTCAGCCTTCGTCAAGCCCACCATCGACCTCGACCTCGACTGTAGGTTGAGGGTCGATAGCAAACTTTTGCCAGTCTTGCCAATTGTTATTGTTAACAGTAAGGAGACCAAAGTCATCGTACTTAAATGGAAGTAACGCTGGCGTCTCCCTGTTGCCGATATGACCGGCTAGCACACCCTTGACTACCGCTAAAGCAGCGGGAATTGCTCCAATAGCTGCTGCCTGAAATGCGCCGAGCGAGAATTCAAATACCGGAGCAGCGACCAAAAGTCCGACAAAAGATACAACATAAGTTCTCACAGTTCTAAAAACTAAATCACCATAAAAAGACATACCAGTTGGTGGCTGGGGAATACCATTAGCAATTACTGTAAACGCTGCTGGAATAGCTGCAATCGCAGCACTCTGAACAATAGAAATATCAAGAGCAGTGGAAGCTGCAAGCAGAGCAACAAATGCTTCAATATAAGTTGTTACAGCCTTTTCAATTAGGCCAATAATCTGATTCTTCACTATGACTCCTTGTCCTTATTTTTGCTCGAAATGTAGTGTGATCTAAACTTATCAAATTTCTTACCCCAAGGAATCCTATCTGGATCATATCGCAAAAGAAAATCATGCTTATTTTTGGATATTAATCCAATTTCTTGAAATTCTTTCATCACAATAGAAAGTCTTTGATAAGAAATTCCAAAATGTTTTGCAACATCTCCCTGTGGTATATTTACGATATTGTTACTATTTCTATTTGACCATAGAAATCTATATAATTCTTCTCTAGAATGCATTATCCCAGATCAATCTCGCAAACATCTGTTGTGCAGAACTTTTCTCCAGAACCATCTGCTGCAGAAGAATAAACTGCATCAAGATCAAGAGGCTTAATTTTCTTCATCATCTTCAAAGCATCCTCTTCTGAAATTGGTTCGTATGGTGCTTGGGCGTAAGTTGTTCCCTCTTCGCTAATCGGAAGGAATGACAGGCTCTTAACCTGACCCTGAAGTGATCTGAGCAACGGTGAAATTTCCTGCTGCTCAGATTCCTTGAACGAAACAGTTACAGAAACCATGTTGTCAGCCCAGTAACGCTGAGCCATCGCAGCAAGAGAAGCTTTTTCCCAAATTGAAACATCTAGCTCGGATCTAACATCCAAACCCTTCGTTGGGAACGATGCAACAACAGTCGTCTTAGAATCCATGACATCATCCTCAATGTGATATCCGGCCTTCTTTAGAAGAGGAATTAATGGATCAGTCTTATGGAATCTAATTCTTCTAATGTAGTACCCTGAAGTTGTTGGCCAGTGAACACCAGAAGTTGTGCCAGCAATAATTGAAGTTGTGCCAGCTGGCTTTACAGTAGTAAGCTTAACTGAATTTCTTACACCAAGCCACTCACTATACTTTGTATCAACAAAGTTTAGATACTGATATCCTTCGTCCATCCACTCTTGCATGGAAGACCAGCCTCTTGACTCAATGAAGTCAACAATTCCGGTCATCGAAATACCAATACGGCGGTTTCGAGTAATGACTTCGTTAGTTTCAGCCCAAGTAGAGGGCATCAAAGTAACAGCCTTAGCGTACATGTAAGCATGTTTAATTGACTTCTTAAAATCAGCAAAAGAATCATGCTTTGATGGATAAAGTTCTACAAGACAGCAAAACTCATGTGACTCAAGAGAAATTTCTGCGCATGGATTACATCCAGTTACACGGTAGTCACGATTGTTTTCAGCGTCAGCCATGCGACCAAAACGACGCATCATATCAAGCCAAATAACTCCAGGCTCTCCATTGATAGCAATCTTGTCAACAAGATGATCAAGGATATCTCCAGAGTTAACTAAGACAGAGTTATTGCTTGTCCAAGCCCAACCATCTGGACCAGTTCTTTCAGCGTTCTCAGGAAGCTCCCAGTTCTTAAGATTTACATAATCATCATCATCGGATTCTCCGAGAGCAATGAGAGCAGACCTTCTTGCCCCACCAGCAACAACAGCCTTACCGATCTTATTCATAATATCAACAATATCTCTGCTAGTGATCTTTTCACCGTGCCTGCCAGAGAATTGCTTGTTGATAGATTCATGAACATCCATGAGTGGACCCGGACCTGAAGCTGTTCCACCAAATGACTTCAGAGGAGCGCCGGATGGGCGAATCTCAGAATAATCAAAATTGATTGGCTGACGATTCTTGAAAAAGAATGATTCAAGTTGAGCGGATATTGAATCAGCCCAACCCTCTCTCGTGTCTGGAACAACAAAATCTACTGGATCGCCAACTGGCTCCCAGATAGTCAGCTTCCCAGCACCCTTAGTGTCGAACCCGACGCCAACACCATTCATTGACATTTCCATTAAGCGAGCAAAAGGCATTGTCGCTTCATAGGCTGAATGGGTAGAAAGCTTCTCTGTGGAAATAAAAGCGCAGTTATTTAGGCTAGAATTTGACTGATTCAGGTGAACATACTCTGTGCCCATAGCCCACATGCCACGGCCAGGTGGTGTCCACTTAAAATGAAACATTCTATCGAAAGCATCTTGCGCCGCTTTCTGAGCCTTAAACTCATTCCAAGGAGTTCTCTGATGTGCGCAGTGATCTTTTAGTATTGAATACATTCCTTCAATGCATCGACGGCAAACTTCATACCATTTTTCTTTTGTTCCATCAGACTTTTTTCTGCTGTACTTAGTAAGAAATGTTAGTTCACTGAGGGAGTTGCCTGCACCAATATCGAATCCCCAATTAACTTGCTTATTTTCATACTCTTCAATAAAAGAGTCGGACAGATGAAATGATAGGTATTCAGACATTTAGCCTCCCAGTAGACTATTATTTTACGGCAAAATTTTCGAAATTAAAAGAGAGCTTGAGCATAACCGAGACCTCTCTTTCGGGACAGAATATTTGAAAGAAATCAATCTGGAACACAGAATTTCCAGACCGAATCAAGCGCACCAGTATGTATCTGACATATTCTTGATTCAGTAACTTCAAGCATTTCGCCAATGTCTTTAAGTGAAAGACCTTCTATATAATGTAGAAAGAATACGGTTTTTTGCTGAGAGTTAAGTTGTTTGAATCCTTCAAGAATTTTTTCCTTAAGAAACAACATATCATCATCATCAATTATTTCAAAATCATAACTTTCATCTGCTAAAATATCTGAAAGCTTAAATGAATCTCCACTAGAGTTAACTATTTCATCTATATTGAAAACTGAAGCAGAGATTCCATAGCCTCTAATTTTAGATATTTCAGATATCTTCCATCCAAGAAGTGAAGCTATCTCAGTATCAGTTGGTTCTCGTCCCAACTCTATGGACAATTTCTCTGCTGCAGAATCTATCTCTCTATTTTTAGAACGCAAAGATCTTGGTGCCCAGTCAAACTGACGAAGTTTATCTATGATCTCTCCACGTATTCTAAATGAAGCATATGTCTCAAATTTAAAACCATAAGAAGAATCATATTTTTTAATTGCATCCATCAATCCAATATATCCATCAGATACTAAATCATCATAGTCAATATGATTTGGCAGATTTTTGGAGACAGAAGCAGCAGTACTTTTTACAAGGTATTCATAGTGAATAACAAGATCTTGAAAAGAAGAACCATCCTCTTTATATTTTATCCATAATGTATCTATATCCATAGAAATACACTAATTTATTTTATGGTTCAATAAAAACAAAATTTTTCTTCAGTTTAAGCAGACTCCACCCCACCCCATCTGGGTGAAACATTGTTTCAGCAGTAAAAAACTGCAACGGTCGGTGTCTTCATCTACATACGAATTTCACGTACTGAATCAGATTGCTACTAGGAAGCTGCTTAGATGAACTGCCCGGACGTTCCTTGACCAGTTCACTACCCGTTCGCTCGGGACGGCATTGATGACGGATTGCCCACCGGAAGAGTCTGGGCCACCTTCAGTCCCTGTGGCGCTATCTGGGGCGCATCCCACGCTGCTCTCAGTTGTCTAAGCGAAATCCAAGGTAACTCATGTTTTGAAATTGTAAAAACGCGAAGCCGTCGATGCGACACTTGAGGAGAATTTGTAACCCTCTAAACAGAATTAAAATTTGGTGATTTATGACAATAAGATAACGAAGCGACCGTTAATACTACTGTTGCGACAGTCGCCTGAAAGGTTTTCTTATGACCGATCACCCTAAAGGGGTTGCCGACCATCCAGCCAAAGATGAAATGGAAGAAATTTGGCGGTCGGGTGGACGAGCAAAAGACATCATTGCTTATCTTCAAGATAATTCTCTTCCAATTATAAAAGAGTCAACCATTGCTAGATATGGTCAAAGATTCTGGAATGAGAAGATCCGTATCTCATCTGATGCGTCAGCTGAAGAAATTGCTGAAACCTTGCAAGAGATAGAGGACTCTGGAATAGCTTCTGTTGTGAAAATGGGTTTCACAAAAAAGAAGTTTCCTGGGTGGGAAAAAATTGATGGACAGAATGTCCAAGTTGAAAAAGAGTCAACTTCTTGGAATGTTGATTTAATTCCAGCACCACCTTTGCCATCAAAGGCTTCTGTAACAGATTTCAAAATCTCTATCAGAGGCGCTAAGAAGCTTTCTAAGCCATCTGGATGGAACCTATGTGTGGTTATACCAGACCCACAAATAGGCTACCACAGGGGCGTTGATGGTGAGTTGACGACTACCCACGATGAGAGCGCTCTAGATGTGGCCCATCAGATAACTGGGTTTCTAGAAACTGCTTACGGTGTTGACCTTTCCGTAATCCTTGGCGATAATCATGATTTCAGCGCTTTCAGTTCTCATCGAACTGCGCCTGGTTACATGACGAACACTCAGCTGGAGATCGACAGATTTGGGACAGAAGTAGCCATTCAAAGAAGTCTTGCTCCAAATGCTGAAATAGTAGTTTTAAGTGGTAATCACGATGATAGATTAAACAAGGCTATTGTTGATAAAATTCCGGCCCTATCAGGAATCTCTAAGGCTAATTCAAGAGAACCAGTTTTATCTATTGCAAATCTTTGCAGATTTGATGAATATAATATTGTTTCAATAGAAGCATATCCAGATGGTGAATATTGGGCAAATGACTATCTAAGATTCGAACATGGAACAATTGCGTCAAGCACCCCTGGATCAACTGCAGCTAAGTACCTTGCAGATTCTCGTGTATCAACAATTTTCGGTCATACACATAGACAAGAATTAGTGTATACAAGAATTAGAGAAAGAGGATCATCAAGACCAATTTTTGCCGGAACCCCGGGAACAACTGCTAGAATAGATGGTGTGCTGCCTTCGTCATCAACAGGCATAAATTCTTCTGGTAAGCAAACAGCAAAAAAGACCGAGAAATGGCAGCAAGGAATTTTTGTTGTATGGTATCAACCCGGAGGCGATCAAAAAGCTGTAGTCGAACCCGTTCTTATAGAAGATGGCTGTGCCTTCTACAATGGTTCAATATATGAATCATCTGTTGATAAGAACGGTGAAAAGCTATGACTGAACCTAGAGACGAAAACGAGTCTGAACAGCTGATAGAAGATCTTTCTGATCTTGGAACCGGAATTCATGTGATCACAATCACATATGAAAATGATCCGGATGTTCTTCCAGAGGTTCATTTAGGGGATTGTTCCCCTTGGGTTGCTGCTACACTTCTCAAAGCCGCTCAAGAAAGCATTGAGATGCTAATTCCACCAATCAACATATCCTATAAAGGTGATATGCTATTAAGTCATTCAACTGATTTTGATGAAATTGATCCAGAGGAGAAAGATTAGCCTGTACTTAGCAGACATGAAAAGTCTGCAACATTGCTACGGAAATCAATCCAGATCATCATCTAGCTAAAAATTAGTGAAGATATGTGAAGATGCAGATGAAAGTAGTAATTGTATATTATATATCTAATTATAACTTATATGGAGCGGAGGGGGTTAACGCCCCCTCTTCTTCATTTATGTCCAAAGAATGCTTCGGATCATAGAAGCAAGAAAAGCATAGGCCCATAATTTTTGATGGCCTAAAATCAAGTTCTCCACAGTTTAAACAACACTCGTCTTCATCTAAAAACTCTTCAAACTGCCTTGACATTAGCTACCCTTAAATTTGATTTAGGAAGTTGACCCAAGTGAGTCTCAACTACATATGAATATTTTTGAGGCGAATATATTGGCATACGTTCCCCAGCGGGGTAGTCGCCACTTTTCACACATTCACCAAGTTGATTATAGAACCCGATGCTTAAATCAAATCCCATATCTTTCACAGAAAATGGATTATAAGAAGGTTTTTCATAATAAAAAAGCATACCATCTACATCTAGGTATGGTATAGTTGATAAACCTATAGATCTTTCTCTCTGATTTAAAGCAACATATACTTCTAGCTGTTGACCATTAGTAAAGCTAATGTCAATAACATTCATGTTCTTTAAAAGAAAGCTTGATGCAATAACTGCATCCATTTTAAATTGCCAGTCATCCATGATAAATAATCGTCAACTATAGTTCATAAAAAAGATTTTTTGAAGGCGATGATTGAATGGAGCTGCTTTCTCCAACTATTAAATAGTTTAAACCTTGCATCATGTGCATGATATTTGAATCAATGCTTACCCAATTTGATATAAAGCCCGCAGCTCCGCAGTCGCAGAAATTCATGTTATCTGTTGCGGCACCATCTCTAAAGTCTGTGTTGTTTATATCTTGACCACATTTTTGACAAAATATCTTTTTCTTTGAATTTGAAGATTTTATAGGAATTCCTGCTGGAATCGGATGATTGCTATTTTTCATTGAAAATATCTTTCAAATCTATTTTGTCTTCTGTAATTGGATCACTAATAATTCCATTAATTATATCGTAACAAAGAGTTGGAATTACTGAATAGTTTTTTCTTAAGCTATAAACAAAAGTTATTTTATCTAAAAACTCTGTCCAAATCAAATTATTATTACTTGATGAAACAAATCCCAGATCATTAAAGGAATCTTCATCTTCATCTATTTTGAAAGAAATATTTCTGCTATCACACTCATAGCATTTTACTATAATATTTTCTGAAATAGAATGACTTCCGCATTCGTGACAATATATGGCGGCGATCATGATTTTATCTTCCCTAAAGAACAGGAAATCCCATAAAGTTGTTGAAAATCAGGAGCATTGGGGTTCCGAGTTTTCTGACGATGGCTTCTATGGTTTAGCTGCTCCACTAAAATCTAAACAAGACAGTAGACATTATATTCCAATGACTCTGATTGAAAAAACAATTGATTCAAAATATATTGCAGAAATAGTATATAAAGACAGAAACTATATTCGGGAATTAGCAATTTCCATAAAAGATAATGGAATAATTACCCCAGGCAAATTAACTTATGACAATAACAGCGTTAGACTGTCTGATGGAAACCATCGTTTCCTTGCTGCAAAGCAGATCGGGTTAACAAAGTTTCCTGTTGAGATCGTTCGTGTTGACAAACACAAAGCAAGATCGGTAGATTTGTCAGAGCTATTCCCCGAACTTATGGAGCTGATATGGCAAGAAAAGTAAAGCAGCAAGAGTACCAGCCTTCTGGAGAAGTTAAAAGAATTGTTCCGTTAGGCAATAATGAATACGCCTACCTATTCAATCACGAAGGTAAAACAATGCATTTTAAAAGATCTGATCAGTCATTTATTGATGCATGTACGGAAACTGACGAAAGGGTCGGCGGCAGAGTGAGAAGAGATTTAACTGCTCTACAGTGGTTTGACGTAATAGAAAAAATGGATTCCAATTCTGAGCCGGAAGAATGAAATCAAGAGATATTAAATGGATAAAAGCATGTATTGAGTGTGCAAAAATATTTTCAACATGCGGAAAAAAACAATACTGGTGCTTCATCATAGACGATCATGGCTATGGTAGAATTGTTGGACAGGGATATAATGGCGTTCCATCTGGAATGAAACACTGCAAAGACGGTGGCTGTCCAAGATTTTTAAATAATGTTCCTAGTGGAACCCCATATGATCACGGACCAGGGCTATGCTATAGTTCACATGCGGAAGTTTCCGCTCTAGCTCATGGAGATGGATTCAGATATTCTAATTCAACTCTTTACGTTAATGGCGAGCCGTGCCTAACATGCGCTAAATCAATCGCTGCAGCTGGAATAAAAAGAATTGTGCATCTCAAAGAAGAAGATAAGGTATCATCTAAAGATGTTCGGCAATTTTTCAACAGCGCATCCATACAAATAATCCAAATATCACTATGACAATTTCAGCTACAATTATCGAAGACAGCATAAATGAATCTGGAGATAGGCTAACGACTATGGAATGCACTTTCCATAGATTTATCTTACCAGAAGTAAACACATATAGAATGTGGTCAAGGAATGCTGCTTCTTCAAGAGCCATACCTCTTAAAAGAAGAATTCAAGAAGTTTTGGAAAATCCTGCTATTCCAGTTGAGTGGGGCAAGAATCAGCGTGGAATGGTTGCTGAACAGGAACTAGCTTCGGACAAGGCGTCGGAGTGTATTTCAACTTGGATAGAAGCCTCATATGCTGCAGCTGATTACGCTCAGATACTTGAATCTATAGGCTTGCACAAACAAATTGCGTCAAGAATCCTTGAACCATTTATTTGGCATACCTCGGTTATTTCAGCAACTGACTTCTCTAATTGTTTTGAACAAAGAATTCATAAAGATGCTCAGCCAGAGTTCAGAGAACTTTCTATAAAAATGAAAGAAGCTCTAGATTCATCAAATCCTAAAATTGTGCATTCAGGAGAATGGCATCTTCCATACATTTCCACTGAAGAAAAACAAGATTTCGACATTGAAGATTTGAAAAAGATTTCTGTTGCCAGAGTTGCTAGATCATCTTATCTAAACCAAAACAAAAAAGATTTTGATGCTGATAGGCAACTTTATGAGAGACTAATTTCGGCTGAGCCGCCTCATCTATCTCCATTTGAGATGATTGCAACTCCATCAGATCAAGCACTCGGAAACTTTAATGGCTGGCAGCAGCTGAGGCACATGATATGACAGTCAATCATCCAGCAGTCTTTTCAAAAGAAGTGATATCTTCTTTACTTATTCATTCACAAAAAAGATTAGATAAAGGATCTCTAGTTTTAGATCCATTTGCTGGAACTGGTGGCATACATTCTTTATGTCCACCATATAAAACAATTGGTGTTGAAATAGAAAAAGAATGGGCTGATCAGCACGAAAGAAATATTTGTGCTGACTCCACTAAGTTAACTAAAATATTTAAAGACCAAAAGTTTGATGCAATAATCACATCTCCACCTTATGGCAATAGAATGTCTGATCAATATCAGGGAGATGCAAAAAATTCTAAAAGATATACTTATAGAATCTCTTTAGGTAGAGATCTTGCAGATACAAACACAGCCAAATTTAATTGGGGTAATAAATATAAGTTATTGCATCAACAAATTTGGAACGAGTGCTACAAGGTGCTAAACGAAGATGGATATCTATTTCTTAATATCTCTAATCATATCAGAGCAGGCAAAGAAGAATCGGTAGTAGAATGGCATGTATCTACACTGATAGATATTGGATTTTATATTGACGAAATTGTATCAATAGATACCAAAAGAATAAAGCACGGATCTAATTCTGCTTTAAGAGCAGATTCTGAAAAGTTGGCAATCTTTAAAAAGATCAGTCCTTAAGCCATTCTTCTGGAATTAAATCCATAGCCTTAAGTGAACGTGCCCTCTTCATAATATGCTTCTTGGTCGCTTCCTTATCTTTTGAACGACCGTAAGCCTGAATTGCATTTTTCAGATCACCAATAGTTACAATTGGATATGATCCATCTGGAAGAGCTAAACCTTCCTTGGCGAGCTTCATACGGCGCTCCTGAGTGAACATTCTTGCGCCATCACGCTTCTGCTCAGCTTCATAGCTACGAATGATTCCTCTGGTCCAAGACCAAGCAGCGTCTCCACCCCAAAGCAGCCAAGCAATCCATCCATTGGAAGTCTTGTCACTCAGATTGTCGCCAGCGTGACGGGGGAAGTAGCGATTAATATGCTTCACCTTTTCAATGCCTATTGATCCACCAGCAGCTAGAGTTCTAGCTGTATTCTCCCCAACATCAGTACCGCCACGGCCAAACTTCTTGCGAAGATCTAGACCACGTTGAGCATTTTTCTTGACACGATCAGGGATCGCATAGGTTGCAGCGAACTCCTCATTATCTTCAAAATCTTGGTCTTCGTCCTCTTCTTCAACTGAATCAAGTTCACCAACTTTGGTGACCTCATCAGCCATTCTTCCAACCATTAGCTCAGTTTCCTGATCGTCCATCCAAATTCTGATAAGAACAGCAGGATTCTCGACGGAAGCCGGCGAATAAAACTTTGACCCACGCACACCGAAAAAGCCGTCATACATAACATGCTCAACTGAACCAACATGCTTGTGCTGCCCATCTTCTGGAAGATCAGGGTGACCCATGACACTGTTGTCCATCATGAACTCTACAATATCGCCTTCTTTAATCATTTCATTAGCCTTACTTGATAGAGGATGTTCTTTAGGTAAAAGATCTTGATCGAAAGGTTTCCTTGGAGCTGATCCACTCTTCAGCATTTTTAGAAATGCCTTAACTCTCCCATAGCCCCACTGATCCGCACTTCTAACGGTTGGTCTTACGCTTCCTGGATTAGTTTTGTAAGCCCCAACGCCACGATTAAAAACTTTTTTCAAAGTAGATAATTGAACTTTTCTGCCCTCTGGAGCATTTTTATTGTGCTCCTCCATGAGCTTTCTCAAAGAACTTTCTGAAACCGCTTTTTCTTTCAGCGGAGTTCTCATAACTCGAAGCTTCGAAAAAGGTTTCGCAACAGTTCGATCTGTTTTTTCCACAGGATCACCATTGTCGTCAACAGCCCAAACTTCAATAGTTGCTACTGGATCATCGGAAGTTGCTTCATAAGATTCTTGAGTTCCGGCAACTTTCACAGTTCCACTAGTTTTAACGCTTTTAACTACCCCATGAGCATAAGTGGTTGCATCAGGTGGCTTCGGCACAGCGTAAGCAACATGATCACCAACTTTTATTTCTTTAGCAGCTTTAAACATATTAGATCAACGGAAAAATCATGTATCTATTAAGGTGGACACTAATTCAGCTATTCTACTTCTTTCAGATTTCTGAAGTAAAATATGGGCAAATATATCATTTCCTTTTAAAGATGAAATAATAGACATAATTCCATCATATTTTCCAACATGCAAATTGTCTCTTTGAGCAATATCGTGAGTTAAAACAACTTTGCTATTTTTACCCATTCTAGAAAGTGCAGTCAATAAAACCATTTTTTCTAGATTTTGAGCCTCATCTATAATTACATAAGAATCGCTCAAAGTTCTTCCTCTGATATGTGTTAGCGGTAAAACTTCCAGCAATTCTTCTTCAATAATTTGCTCGATAACATTCGGCCCGCAAAAAACTTCTAAAGCATCAAAGACCGCAGCGGCCCAAGGACTCATTTTTTCTTCCGCTGTTCCAGGAAGGTATCCAAGATCTTGTCCACCCACAGAATACAGCGGACGGAAAATTACAACTTTCTTATGTTTTCTTTTTTCTAAAACAAGTTCTAGCCCTGCAGCAATTGCTAACAAACTTTTGCCGGTGCCAGCCTTGCCACCAAGAGAAACTATTTCAATATTTTCATCCATCAAAAAATCTATTGCGAAACGCTGCTCAGCACTTTTACCTCTAACATCAAAAATGTTTTTTTCTTTAACTAAAACTAAATTACCATTTTGATACTTTGCTAAAGCTGAACTGTTGCCACTCTGAGTGATAACTGCAGTATTGTTAACTACATTGAGTGGCAATGAAGCTGATCCGTGATCGTACAGATCTGATATTATATGACCTTCAACAGTAAGCCTTTCAAGTCCAGACCAGTTTAAATCATCAGATGTATTGTCTGAAATATCGCTTGCTTCAACTCCAGCTATGGAAGCCTTTAATCTTAATGGAAGATCTTTAGTTAAAAGAATAACATTTTCTTTTTTTGATAAATTAAATGCTACAGATAAAATTCTATTATCATTCGTATCTTCTCTAAAACTAAATGGAAGTCCACTATTATCAATATTGTTTAGCTCAACACGAACGGTTCCACCAAAAATATTTTTAGCAGGATCTACTAAAGAATTAGAAATTCTTAATTTTTCTAGCTCACGTAAAATCTGTCTTGCAGAAAATCCAAGATCTGGATGATTTCTTTTCGCCTCAAGTTCATTGAGAACTGCAAGTGGAATTACGATATTTTTATCTTGAAACCTCTCAAGAATCTTTGGGTCGGACAGGAAAACTGAAGTATCAACAACGTAGATCATCAAATCCCCAAAGCTAGATTTATCATTAGTAACGGTGAAGTTTGTGTTTTTCAAACAAAACCATTTGCTAAATTACTTACACGGAGGCCGATGGTTTACTCTATGTAAAGCTACGTTAATATAGGTTACATTAAGTTTATTCTAGTTTATTTAAGTTCTTGGGAAGCTGAAGTTAGGGAGTGTGCCCGAGCGGCCAAAGGGAGCAGACTGTAAATCTGCCGGTGTATGCCTTCGGAGGTTCGAATCCTCCCGCTCCCACAAAATTTAAATACGGGACATTCAATCCCAGGTAACTCAATAGGCAGAGTAGCTGACTGTTAATCAGCGAGTTGTAGGTTCGAGTCCTACCCTGGGAGCGATATGATTATTTGGGTTATAGGAATGGTAAAAAATGAATCTGATTTAATTGGTCACAATTTAGATCATTTATTTTCTGAAGGTATTCATGGTGCAACATTTTTAAATAATTTATCAGAAGATGACACTTCTGAAGTTTTATTATCTCATGGAGCTGAAGTAATCACCGATCCGGTGCTTGCTTACAGGCAGTCTGAAAAAATGACGGAACTTGCTCATTTTGTTGCTGATAAGCATGGAGCTGACTGGATTATTCCAGTTGACGCTGATGAGATTTGGTCTTCAACAATTTCTGACCAAGATAAAAAATTTACAATTTACGAAACCCTATCTTCGATAAGTGAAAATATCGTCATAGCTAAAGTTTTTAATCATTTTGCAACTGGAGAAGATGCTATTAATAAAAATCCGTTTTTAAGAATGCCTTGGAAATGGTCTACAGCTTTCGGACCAAAGATCGCTGTTAGATATGATAAATCTTTAAAAATTGGTTTTGGCAACCATACAGCAACAAGAAATTGTGCCAAGATTAATGATGAAGTCTTACAAGTAAGACATTTTCCATATAGATCTTTAGAGCATCTAAAATTCAAAATCACTCAAGGATCAGCGGCTTTGAAAGCTGCTGGGGTAAAGACTGCTTGGACAAATTATTATGATGCTTGGATGAAAGAAGGGGATTCTTGTATAAATGAAATTTGGAGTAATTTTTACTTTCCGAATCCTTCAAATGAGCCGCAGATGACACTCTCTGGTTTTCACAAATTCCATGAAGGTCAGTTGGTCTACGATCCAGCCCCTATTTTCCATTCTTAATATTCTCTAGACAAAGAAGAATCATTGCTTTGGTCTTAGGACCAACAACACCATCTGCTCCAAGTTTAAAGAACTTTTGAAAAGCTACGACTGCAGCATGAGTGGAATTTCCAAAGTCTCCATCCTCAACCAGTGAAGCTCCTGTAATTAGATTTAAAGCCTTCTGTAGAGAAGTAACCTGTCCACCCCTAGAACCTCTTTGAAGCGTTCCTACGGGCTTCAGTTCATTCTGAAGAGCTGCTGCGACAAACCTGCGAAGCTTGGCCCAATCAACATTGCTATTGGGATTATATGGGTTATTGTTATCGGCAGCATAATTAGGTCTACCAAAACCAACAACAACACCCCTAGGTCTAATTCTACGGTAAACTCCACCGCCATTACTTTGGCTACCAGCATCAGTTGGGGAAGTGTTGCCTTCTATAGTTTGAATCCTGCCATCTGGAAGAACAGCTTCAACTAAACCAACGTGATCGGTTGCACCAGTATTCTGACTTCCACCCCAGTCAAAAAAGATCACATCGCCAGGGCGAACATCACCGCTGTTTCGGGACAGAAGTCTTCCCTTTGACTTATAGGCGGCAGCGCCACCAGGGGTCCACACAACTGAAGGCTCATTGCCTGTGCCAGTGTTATGGAAAATCCAGTTTACAAAACTGCCACACCAAGGCTGGAAATTATATCCACTCCAAGCACCAAATTTTGTTTCATTATTTCTCGGACCCTCAACATAACCGATATGTTGACGCGCAAGATCTAAAGCCTGTCGTGCAGTTCCCATAATAAATCCTTTTACTTTTTATCAGTAAATACGCTTCTTCGGCATTGGCATCATGCCACCAGCTTTTGAAGATTTCTTCGGTGCCGCAGTCTTTTTAGCTGGAGCTGCTTTCTTTGCTGGTGCAGCTTTCTTAGGCATACTGGAACCTTTTGAAGTTTTTTTCATTGGTTTCTTCATGTCAACATCTCCTTGGACTTGTATAAATAACGTCCCAAGAAAAAATTATTCAAGTTCAGAAGCAACTTGATTCGCCACAAAACCTATAGGATCAAGCTTTTTAAGTTTTTCAAATCTTTCAGGAATGAAAACCCCAAACAAATGCAAAGTTAAAACCATCCAAGAAACAATAATTGGCCATCTTTTCCAAGGATGTTTCAAAGCTTCACCAAAAGCTTCGCTCATTGAGCGATATGGGAAACCGCGAGTTTTCTTTAAACGCAATAGAATAATGTCAACACCAGTGACATAAAGAACTAATCCCACCCAAGCATATCCGCTTGGCTTAAGCTTCATTTTTCTTTTTCCTTTTAGACAAAATTTCTATTTCAATAATACAGCTTTTGGGAATATGAATTCCGCTACCAAAATTTTCATCCACAAAAGAAGTAGCTAAAGTAATGTAGCCATCTAAAGGCTCGGGATCCAAAAGCCATCCGACGGATCTCACAACAGCAGGCCCATCCTTTTGAAGATCGTCAAAAGAAGCCCACTGTGGCGGCAAATCAAAAGCGTCATACCACGAAACCAAAACCATATCCATGACAGCACCTCACACTGTCAACGGACAAAAAGGCTTACGATTGATCTACTGCAACAATTCGCTTACCCAGCCACTCAGCAACATTTGAAACAACAGCATTACCACAAAAACGATAACGATGACTATCTGCAATAGTTTTACCGTCGGCCCCAAACTTGGTCCAATTATCCGGTAAACCCATCAATCTTTCACACTCAACAGGAGTCAATCTCCTCACTTCTAAATTCTGCTGTGAATCTAAAGAAGGGATAACATGGCCTTCATCAACCTGAGCGTTCCCAGGCCCTTTCGCCCAACTAGCCATCACAGTTCCACTATTATTAGGATAGCTCAAAATTGCAGGATAACCCTGCCCCGGTTTTCCACCACCAGTGCTTAAAGTTGGTAAATCAGTGTAGATAACTTCAGAACGCTGATTCTCCGCAAAAGGAACCGGAACCAGCCAACCATTTTGAGCGTGTTGAGCGTCGGCACCAGCACCACCAAAACTTTTAGTTAAACTGCCAACTACTCCTGATTCTGCGAGCAATTTGCTACTCTCTGAAGAGCTTTGTAAAGCTGCTCCGGAATTTTTCTTCCCCTCTTGTCTGCTCTTTTCAAGATCCCCTGGCAAGCCTTCTGACTCAAAAAATACTTTCTGTCCACCGTTGTTTCCAAGACTTCCGACAATAAACATTCTTCTACGTCTCTGGGCCACTCCGAAATACCGAGCGTCCAACACTCGATACCCCCCCAAATACCCGAGTTCCCCCAACGACCCGATGATGGCACCCAAGTCCCGTCTTCCTCCAGAAGACATGAGTCCAGCGACGTTTTCAATGACAACCCATTTTGGCATTGATTCAGAAACGATTCGATAAAACTCCCACCAAAGCCCAGACTTGGATCCTGCGAGACCTTTTCTGTTTCCTGCGACTGAGATGTCTTGGCAGGGGAATCCACCTGAAATAATTTCAACTGTTCGATATTCTCTTCCATCTAAATCACTCACATCTTCTATCACAGGCACATCAGGCCAATGTTTATGTAAAATATTTCGTGCAATGCTATCGGCTTCACACATGGCAACCGTTTGAATACCGGCACGTTCGAAACCTAAATCGAAACCACCGATGCCGCTAAATAAACTTAAACAATTCATACTTTTAAAGTATCATTGTTGACAATGTAAATTAAGATAATTTTTCTTATTTAGATATAAAATATCCGACTATGGAAAAATGGCAAAATGGCATTGATATAAATATACTAAAAAAATATTCTACAATTTTTAATAATTATGATAAAGAATATCATTTAAGCTTATTTTCAAAAGTAAATGAGAGTACAGTAGCAGACTGGATTAAGTCAGAAAATATTTATGAAATAAATGGCTCTGTTGTTGCTGCTAAAAAATTGAAAGCTGCACTGCCAATAAAAGACTTTAGGGGAATAAAAATAGCTAGCGCCCCAGCGAGCACTTTATTGATTGAAAGAGTTGCTGGCGATCCAAATTCTATAATAGAAATTATTAAAAATTTTAATTGTGATAAAATTTTATGGAAATTCTGGACAGAGAATCCTACAAGTAAATATATAGCAAATAATTTAAACTTAAAAATTATAGGTACTCAAATATTGGCATCTTCTGAAATAAAAAGTATAGCAACTTTAAATATAGAAACCATTAATCCTATAGAGCCAATAGAAAAATTAAGTATAATAAAAACCAATTTATCCACTGATATTGATTTATCAGATTGGAATTCTATAATAGAAAACTTATGGATTAATCATTATTCCTCATATAATAAGGGAAAGTCTTGGAAAGCTGTTTCACTGAGATCCTTTGGTGGTGAAAAAGATTTCATTGAAAAACCATCAGAAATGTCTAAAAAGTGGAAAAAAGATAATCCAAATAAATTAAATTTAGAAGTTAAAAATACTGAACTATTTTATGAAATTCCAAATTTAAAAAATGTATTAAATCTTTTAGATTGTGAATTTGAAAGAATTAGATTTATGAAATTAGATTCAAACGGATCTTTAACTAGACACGCAGATATAACTGATAAAAATGCTGGAGCTTCCATCGGTAAAATTGCTAGATTTCATTTACCAATTCAAACTAATGAAAATTCAAAATTTCAAATGTGGAATCTGGATGGAAAATGTTCGGAATATCATATGTCAATCAATGATTGGTGGTATCTAGATGTTAGAAAACCTCACGCAGCATTTAATAATGGTAATGCTCCAAGAATTCATTTAGTTGCTGACGCTATTGTAAATGAAAAAATTATAGATATTTTAAGGAAATCCAATGGAAACTGAATTTAATGCACATGGACCATACCAGCTTCTTCCACCATTAACTCAAATTGAGTTAGACAATTTAGAAAATAGCATTATTGAAAAGGGTGTTCTAGTTCCAATTATAGTTGATGAGAATGGTGAAATCATTGACGGACATCATAGAAAAATGATTTGTGACAAACATAATATTGAATGTCCGAAAATTGTTAGATCAAATTTAACTGAGCAGGAAAAAAGATCTGAAGCTAGATCTTTAAATGTAGCTAGGCGACATTTAAACACTGAGCAAAAAAGAATTGTTATAGCTGGTGAAATATCTGATAGTCCGAATGATTCAAATAATTCAATAGCAAAAAGACTCGGTGTATCCGATGTTACTGTAGCTAAAATAAGAGAAAAAATTGGGCTAAAGTCTGAAAAAGTTATAGGATCAGATGGAAAATTATATAAATCATCTAAGGGAAAAATTGTTGAAAAATTTGGGTATAGCCCAGTATCAATTTTAGATTCAACAAATGACAATTGGCGAAATAGAAAAAATTGGTGGAAAGCCTGGGGTATAGAAAGTGAAATAGCTAGAGATGCAACAGCATTTTCTTACGCCAATCAAAACGATCCAGTTTCCCAAAAAATGCAAGAAAAAAATAATCCCATTTCGCTATTCGATCCGGTTATCGCTGAACTAATGGTTTCCTGGCATTCATCAGAAAATTCTATCGTCTATGATCCATTCGCTGGTGGTCCCGTTCGTGGTGTGGTTACGGCCACATTGGGTAGAAAATATATTGGATGCGAAATTAGGCCAGAGCAAGTTATCGCAAATAACGAAAACGCAAAATATCTAAATAGATTAAATATGTTTAACAAGGACTTTTTTCCTAAATGGATATTAGAAGACTCTAATACTGTTGATGTACCAAAAGATATTGATTTAATTTTTACATGTCCACCATATTTTAACCTAGAAAAATATTCCGAATTAGATTCTGATATTTCTAATAAAACAGAAAAAGAATTTATAGATTTATATTCCTCTATAATAAAAAGATCAGTTCAAAATTTGCAAGATGATAGTTTTTGTATATTTGTAGTAGGAAATTTAAGAAAAAGTAACGGATCAATTTTTGATATGTGTGGATTAACAATTCGTTCATTTGAAGAAGCTGGATTAAAATATTATAATGAATATATATATAAAAGCCCAATTGGCGGTAGCGTTTTTAGATTAGGTCAATTTGAAATGGGTAGAAAGGCAATTAAAATTCATCAAACAATTATTGTTGGAGTTAAAGGCGATGGAATAAAAGCTTCCAAAAAAAATCCAATTAATATAATTGATTTAAATGATGAATTGTGGGAACCCTAATATAACGCGAAAAAGTTGAACTAACTTTAACTCATCCAATATTTATCGCACCGCCTAAATTGCATTCTAACGAAAACAAAAATAATACAGTACATTTATACCAAAACACACCTACAAACGTCTTAAAACGCAGATAACGGGGACACACAGCAAACCCACAACAAACACCAACACGCGAAAAACATAAAATTAGAATTTTTCCACTTTGTATGTCCGCGCTATCTTCCTTCCCT